AGTCAGACTCAATAACAAAGTTACCATCTTCCAACCAAATTTGTGGAAGTTGTTTTTTGTAGATTGGAAAATCAGTTGGCATGATCAGGAAAAAAGAGGAGTTACAGTGTGACGGATACAATCGCGGCGACCGACGTACTTATCAACCCACCGAACTAATCGGTCATTTTGTGCAACAATACCCTTATGTGTTGTGGGTTTTGTAGGCATTGTGCGATTGAAGTCTTCAATACTTCCATCACGATACTCAATGCGAATGTTGTAGGTGGCAGTGGTGGTCTGCATGTCCCTCCCTTGATTACTTTGTAATTATAGCACCACCACATAGGCGGTTGCACCATCCCTGTGACGGTTCCTCAACTGGCACCACTTGTTTCTCATTTCAGAGGAAAGTTTTCACAAACTGCATCACATAGGAGTTTAATCAACTCAGATTGTTCAACTTGAAGGACATTACCCTTAATTTGTGATTCGATAATACAATCAATGTCCTCCATTAGTTGTTCACGTTGAGTCAACATTGTAAGTCTATCCATCAAACTAGTGCCTCCATCTTGATACCTTTCTCAGCAAATGCGTCAACAACGATACCAGTCAGGGCAGCAACTTCAAAGTCACTCAGTTCCCACAATTCACCAGCAATCTCAATACTTTCCTGAATGTTTTCAGAAACAGTCAGCATTGCAGCAATTTGTTCTTGGTTCATTTCAACAATGGTAGGCATTTCGTTTTCCCAAAAATCAGTCCAGTCAGAAGATGTAGCAGAAGTAACAGTCATCTCAATTCCTCAAAAAGTTTGGAGCCCACATAGTAACATAGCAGTTTTCAGAGTTCTCAGTTTTGTTCCAAGAATCAAACCATTCACCATATTCTTCGTAAATGGCGCGAATGTTACCAACATCCTCCAATTCGTCACCCTCAACATAGGATGCACAAACTGATTCCATAAGTTCCAGTTGGTCTTCAATCATCTCAATGCGTTGTTCGTCAGTCATTGGTTTGTTTGAACTGAAGTTATTGTAGGGTGAATGAAACATAATTGTGAGGCGAGTGTGCCAGTTTGTTAGTCGTCCTCAAAGTCAGGGATTCGTGCCAGTGCTTCGTCAGCATAGCGAGCACCATTGTCAGCAGCAATCTGCCACGCTTCACGTCCACCAGAAGGACCGAACAAGGCATCAATGGCGTTATCTACACCTTGATAGACTGAACGCTCTACCCAGACGCGAGAACGGTCATTGAGGCGAGATGCAGGAGAGAACATTGTTTTGTTTGAACTGAGTGAATTGTAGCAGATCAGTAGTCGGTATTGCCGTTGATGTAAGATTCTACATCAAACTTTGTATCATCATCACCTTCCTCCCTGTAATCGATTACATCATAAATTTCACCTTGCATATCGTTAATCTCAGAAAAAAGATCAGTGTCGAAAGTGTCGTAATCCATTTTGAAAATGATTTGTTTGAACTGAGGTTAGTATAGGGTCAAATGGGAGCGGAATCAGGCAGCGTGTGCCACCTCTTGAACTGTCACACCACGGAACAGCATTTCCATATCCCGTGCGAAGATCACCCTTTTATTAGTTTTTTCTACTGCAATTTTCATTGCTTTGTTATATTTAATCCACTGCTCTTTTGTGGTATTCATATCAACACCCTGAACAGATGCAGTTGCCCAGGAGATAAAATCATTCAAACATTGTTGATTCCACTCATCATCAAGATCTTCATCTTCATCGATGAACATCTGACAGAGTGCAAGATCACCACTGCGATAATTTTCTTGCAAAAGACGATTGTAGAGATAAGGTGTGGTAAGTTTATTCAAAACATCATTAGCAACTCCCGCACGTTTGAAACACCATTGATCACCATATCCTTTCTTAATATCACTTTTCCACTCTTTAATTTGCCGTGCGCTAAGTTCATAGCACCACCACTTTTCTGGTTTGATCTCTTCTCTGATAGCAGTCCACTCATCAAAAGTGAGGTGAATGTGGCGGGACATTGGTTTGTCTCAACTGAAATTATTATAGGGCAGGCAATGCTGCCCTAGTGGTCATTTGAGACGGTTTGCGAACCGTCCATGGTTGAAGTTATACTGTGAAAACTGTTGACGATCTACCAACTTATGAGAACCGTACTCATTTGACAGAACATAACCTTCAGCAGCAATATACTTCTTTCCAAGATAAGCAAAAGGACCATCATTAGCACAAAGTGACAATTTATCCATCTTAATTGTCCAGATAAGTTTCCAAAACCTCATTAGGTTCACGTCACAGTCAGCAGCGATGGCAAGTGCCTCAGCGTCCAATTCGGCAGCGACTCTAATAAAAGTGTTAATAACTTTCTCAATCTTTCTTGCTTTTATATCATCGACAAATTCACACATTTGCGACATTTGTCTTGCAAAGTTGATAATATCTTCAAATGAATCATTTTCGCACCACGCATCAGGTTGTACGAATAACACATCTTTAGTTGATTTTAATCGTGAATTTAGTGGTACTGACCAACTATTACGCAAATAATCATCTGTATGATACAAAGTATGTGGTGCTACGATAATACTTTCACGAACAATATCACTAAACACATACTTGATAGAATTGGGTTTGTAGGTATCATCTCCACCATAACCCATAAAATCACCTTGAATAATTTGATCAGTCCGTGGTAGACAATCAAAACAATCGTGAAGAATAACCCTTACTTCACCTTGATAATGTTGATCAATCTCTTCGTGAGAATGTGCAATACGAATCTTTTTCTTATTGAATACTGCTTTAGTACCAATAAAGAATGTACCCGTAGCAGGATCAGTTCCCCAAACAATAGCAGGGCAACCATCAATTTTTACAGAAACATATGCGGGTTCAGCAAACCAATCAAGGACTGAAAGGTCACCTGTAAGAATAGAATCTTCAGGATGTTCAAGGTGAAGGTTTTTCATTTTGGTTGCACAAAATCAGCAGTTTGATGGAGTCCGTCAGAAATAAATTGACGAGCAGATGTGTTAGTCCAGAGAAGAATACCAACACCAATGATAATTAAGGTTTTCATTTGCTTACGTGATGTTTATCGTGATTGAGGATCTATTAAAATAACTCCTATTGCAATGAATGTCATTGCCATCAGCATTGATACAAAAAACACTACCATTCACTTACCAACTCCATAATGCTGATAGTCAATAGAAAGGATGCAATGTGCCGCATCGTTTGTGATTTCTTCGATCAAATCATCTACATCATCTGCCTCCCAAATTTTACCAATATAATTCTCAGCAAGTTCCTCACTCGTTAATGGTTCAAGTGAAGGATCGTAGATGCTGTCATCAACATCAAACTCAATTTTTGTGATTTGAAATTGCATTACTTACCGACTCCATAATCAGGGGCAGTTGCTTCCAGTTTACCAATTTCTGTTGTTTGTTGTGGTGATGTAGGCATCAAATCCATCAGGGTTTCTTCACCATAATAGTCCAAAATCTCACTCTTTACGTCATCTTCGTCCCAATCCTTAATGTTCTGCTCAATACTCTCAACAGCAAATGTGATCAGAGCATCCATATCCATACCCTCAACAATCATCTCAGCATAGTTGAGTTTGAACTGGTCAAGTTGCTTCGCTTTCATTTTGTCCTTTTTAATGTCTGGATGTGGAGCGTAGAGTGGACCTTGATAGTTACCAGCAAATTCAGTCATTGGGTTCTTTGGTTGAACAATTTAATTGTAGCGTTAGAACCCCCACCAGAGGACTCTAAATGGACAGTTAAACCACTGGCACATACATATGACCATATTTACCGAAAACATCCTTAAATCGCTCTACATCTTTTCCTAAGTAGATGATAGCAGATTGAAATGGTGCGGCACTTGCAGCAGCACCAAACCGCAATCTTTTGTTTACAGCAATCCACGGATATTTTGCCACAGAGTTCCACCATTTCGTAGAAACGTCCAACTTAATTAGAAGAACCATTTCTTTTGCATTTCCACATTCATACTGCTGTGCAGCATACGGCACCCATTCTTTACTATTAGAATATGGATGGTTCATAAACACACTATCAGCAATCCATTCGTGTGCCAAACCATTTGTTTCTTCAGTGTAGACTTTCTTCGCAGGTACGTTACCATCATCTACATCATCTGAACAAGGATCAAGGTCAACAGAACCACCGAAAAACTTAACAACATCACCAACAAATTCGACAGGTGTGTTCCAGGTATCTTTACGATTACCCGTGCTTGCAGTCAACGCTTGAAGTGCAGTTACGCTCATTTAAGAACTCCTTTTCCAAAACTTGTTGTTAAGTAAAATGCCATATACTTATCCTTCAACTCAACTCCATTATAGCACAGTGGTGTATATTCACCATGCCTATTTTTGCTTGCTTTGGTGCGAATTTGAAGTAGATTGTTTGGTCCAGTGAAAGTGTGCAGAGTTGCACCATTTTCATATACGTTCTTAATTTGTGCGGAAATATATCCGTAATCTTCAGATAGTTGCTGATAATGATGCGAATCAAGTTCTTGATTCACAATCTTTACTCCCATATATTCATTATCACGACTAAAACCAACGTAGATAGTTTGTGCTAATTTTATACCAACTTTACTCTCTTCAAACTCTAAAGAATTATCAATAATATCTACAAGACAATGATTTAACAGTGTGACAGCAATACTCTCACCAACAGTGAAAGATTTAATCTCACCATCACTAAGATCAGTCAGATTGCTGCTGTTAGCAACACCCAGCGCAGTCTCCAAAAGTTGACCACGCTCACCCTTATTCTTGCCAGGTTTCCGAAAACCACTGAAGTCAGTAGTTTTCAATCTAGCGTAGACTTGATTAGTGGAAAGTTTCATCATGAACAATCAGGATGTGGTTGTGGTAGCGTAGCACAGATTAGAAAACATTAGTCCAGCGTTCGTGCTGTACTTTACTAATGCGACCCTCCTTCAGCATGTTGTCGCACACGTTACAGAATACTTCAAACTTCTGGAGACGGGTGAGCTTAGTGCCTTGAGCAGTCTCACCGATGACTTTGAGTATGTTGCCTTTGAGCATTGGTCTCTTGCGATTACTTTGTAATCATACAGCAGAGCACAGACGATTGATGAACTTGTGGGACACTTGTTGAACTGGCACATTAAAAGTATCAGTCATATACCAGTCGTATAACCTCTCTTCTTCTTCTCTTGCCTCAATTTCGTGTGGTTGATGCTCATATTCCCAATTTTCTACGGGTTCTTGTGAATAACACAATTTTCCACTCTTAAAATGCAGAGAACCAAGAACCCACTGTCTCAGGTGAACTAATTCGTGCAAAAGAGTCTTAACATAAGTCTCCCTGTCCATATCAGATTGAAGTTCAATCATAAAATGACGTGGACGATAAGTTCTACCCAGAACGTCACAATAACCAACAACTTGTTCACGTTTCAATCCCTTGTGAATAATATCAACAGAGATTTTATGACGTGGAAAAAAGTTGTTCAAAAACCAAGAGGTAACATCCTCACAGATGATCTTAGAATAACCGTATCCAGAATGGTAAATGTTAGACATGTTGCCCAGTGTAGAAACCAGATGAATGATGAAACGAATAAAAGTTTTTCTTTAGAAGTCACTATTTGTGGTCAAGGAATTGAGTGATGCAGAACTTTCCATTTTTTGTGCGGGTGTCGTTCTCCATCATTATAACAGGTGTTGAGCGATGCGCGAGCATCGATGGAAACACAATGATACGATTGTTTATACACTCAATTTCAATTTGATGTTCTGGGAACTGTAAGTTTCCACCTTCAAATTTTTTAGGGTTTCTGTAGAAATAAGTCACTGCTGTTAATCTACACGTATCTTTGTGTGCAGGGTACTCATTAGTATCTTCATAGTATAAAATATGCGTTGAATGTTGATTGATTGAATCAATGTCAAAATACCAATGTGGATGATTAGAAATTAAACTAGCATCATTCATGAATAACTTCTCAGTTATTTGTAATATGCTAGAATATTTTCTCTGTTTGTAAAAACTGTCAAGATACTGACAACCAACATTTTTTATATTTTTTCCTTCTTCTGTAGCACCACCTGTATCATCGAAAGGAGGAATTAACCTCCTTTCAGTACAAAGATAATCCAATTCTACCATGATTTCAGACTGTTCATTATCATCATAAAGGTCATCTATGACAATAAATGGTACTCTTTCCTCATGGTATTTTAGATTCATTTCTTATTCAAAATACTATATTTAATTAGCGAATATACAAGTAACCACCCGCCCAATCAGCACGAGAGAAACACTCCTCACGAGATGCAATCTCTAGCAAACGATAGCGCACAATCTTAGCAGGTGCTTTGTATGATGCTGCTTTGTAAACTTCACCAGTCTTTTTATCAACAAATGCGTGGACACTG